ATGGCTAAGGATTACATGGATCAACAATATCAACTTAATGTGCAATTTGCGCAACGTGCTTTTGATGAAGCACTAGCAGCACAGAAGGTATCAGCTGATGCATGGAAGAAGTATGTTCCTGAGATGTATACCATTGAAGACCTTATGAAGAAGGCACAGGAGCTATATGGATTCGTTTCTTCTAAGTGAAGGAATGAATTATGTTAGATCGATTACGAAGATTTTTCACATTCATTTTTGAGAGCGAAGCGGATAGATATGATCTTGACGACTATTTGGAAAGCAAGAACATTACATCTATTTCTGAGCTAGAATACTGGATGGCTGAATATGATCATCGAAAACGTATTCATTCTAGGTTAATTTCTCAGGGAAAACTTGGTGAAGCTAGCTGGGCTATGAAACTCTAAATAAGTGGTAGCTTCGGCTACCATTTTTGATGCAAGGAAATTATGTTTGATATATTCATGAAAAGATCGAAAATTGTATTAGATGCATTCACATTCCAACCTCTAATACACAAAGCATTCCCATTGGTTGAAGCTATGCGTAATATTCCAGAATGGTGGAAAACTATGCCTAAGTCTATAAAACAACCAAATCCTTCAGTGCCTTTATCACATAATGTGGCAACTATAAAAGGTTGCTCCGGTTTGATAGATCTGTACGCAAGTGGTTTTATGATGAATCTTTGGTGCGATGTAGCATTAAGAACAAATACTGGGATCACAAGTCATGAATTTGCAGATGGAATAAATTTAATAACGCAACATTCAAGACACCAGATGCCGGAATCATTTTTAAGAAACCACACACAGTTTAAGATAACCCCTCCTTGGGTAATAAAGGAAAAAACCGGTATTAAATTTTTCGTCACTTCCCCCACTTGGAATAGAGTACCTATGCAAAATACATTTGATATTCTTCCCGGAATTATAGATTTTAAGCATCAGGTATCGACCAATTTGAATTTTCTCTTGCCCCAGAATGAAGAATATTTCTTGGAGGCTGGTACGCCACTTGCTCATTGGATACCTCTGAGCGATAAGAAAATCATTATAAATAATGAACTCATTGATGATAAACAATTCATGAAGATATATAATGAATTTCTAAATAATCAAAAATTCGTTGGTTCTTATAGAGACTTGAAAAAACGTTGTCCATTTCATTAAAGGATAAATATGGCTGTAACATTAAACTCAACTGGTATAACATTCTCAGATGGCACCTCTGCATCAACTGCTGTTGGTTATACAAGTAGTATCTACTTTGGTTCTTCTGGTACATGGACTTGCCCGGCAGGCGTCACTCGAGTGACTATTGAACTTATTGGCGGAGGTGGGGGTGGGGGTCACGGTACAGGCGCATACTCCGGTTATAACGCGTCTGGCAGAGGTGGTGCTGGAGGTCACTTAGTGTGCGCGGTGGGGGTGGTGCCAGGAACAGTTTACACCGTCACAATTGGCGCTGGCGGAAATGGGGGGACAGCGTTAGGTGGTGGTGGTGCTTCTGGCGGGGAGAGTTGGTTCGGCGTTAATAGCTCCACCAAACTCGCCAGTGCTGGTGGTGGTGGTGGTGGTTCTGGATCCACCACCACCGCAGGAGCAGTTGGAACAACTTCATACACTGGTGATGGTATGTGGGCGCCCGCAGCGACGGGGTATCGGGCTGTGAGTTTAGGATTTAATGGAACCGCTATTTCTAGGGGTCCAGGAAATGGTGCCAGCGGTGCATTCAGCTGGTCGTATAATGGAGGATATTTTCCTGGCACTTATGGAACAAACGACGCTGGCATTTACGCATCTGGCTGTGGTGGGGGTGGCGGCGCAGCTTTTCTTACTTGGATTCAACCATGAAAAATTATAAACTAATTAAAAACGGAACTGTTGAAAACATAATAGTTTTGGAAAATTTGGCGGATTATCCATTAGAGCCAGGACAAACACTGGAAGAAATAGTGGACGAAGAGCCAACACAAACCACACAATCAACTGATTTTGAGAGTTTTCCTATAACTAGACTATAAAATATGACTTTGAACACTTCTTTTGCTTCTTTAGAAGATTTTGTTTCTTGGTATAAAGAACATAATTACCCCTTTATGCCACCGCAAAATGTGGAAGTATTTGAAACAGATGATGCCTTAACTTTCTGTTTATTCAGGCAAGGTAGATACCAGGTTGAACTGTATATTCTCAACAATCCAATGGATATTAAAGAACACAGTCATCCTGGTTTGGATATAATATTGTGCCCAGGAATAAATGCAAAAACCCCAACTACAAATTCGTTAGAAAATGTTCTTTGGGGCAATTTTAGTAGTGTTTTATACTCTGGTAGCACACATCGTGGGGGTTCGGATGATCCCGAAAAACCTTATAACATTTTTTTGTTAGCATTTAGTAAATGGCCAAAGTCAGTGACACCATTTACAACAGCTGCTGTTTGGAGAGGAGAATCCGTTGGTCCTAAACACGAAGCTCTGGTTAGGCGGTTTTTCCCGAATGCTCTTATAAAAGACGGTTTTATTGACACTTCTTTAATGGTTTCTTAATTATGAAAAAAATTTATGAATCTGAAATACCAAAATTTGAAGGATTTCCTGAATTTATAAAGTGGTATTGCTCCGGTGGCGCGAAATACTATCTTGATCATGGAATTCATTCTAGTATTGAAATTGGATCTAGATCAACTGAGACGATAGTTTTTTCACATGGTCAATATCAAGTTGAGTTGTATAACATAAATCAAACCGACGATTTTTATATTGACAAACACTGTCATCCAGAGGTCAGAACATTTGAATGGTTCTTTTACCCATTCAACACCCATGATGGAAACAATTTTGATATTTCAAATATTGAAGACATAAAAAAATATATAACAGAACCTGGGATTACACATGGAGGTTCCGACTCTTTGTTAACTAAAACAAAGGGGTACTTGATATTCGTGATACAAGAATGGCTGACAGATAGAAAGGGGCATATATCTCTATTAAACTATCATGGACCAGCAGTTAGTTCTATACATGAAGATTTGTTAAGAATTAAAAACAAAACAGCGTTAACTAACGAAACAGTATCAAATAAAACTGGTTCAAGAATAATAATAAATACGGAGAAAAACTCTTATGTTAAATGAAACAAAAGTATTGGATGATGCAGCTTCCAAGTGGCTTGATATCAAAGGCGTGCAGACTCAAGAGCCTTTAATTAAAATCGGTCAATTAAACATGGATACTCTAAGAAATTTGATGTATTCAGTTGGGCGAATAAATGACTCTTATTATACAAGTTTCGAATTATTCAAGAAAGAAAATGGAGCACGCCTTGAAGGAGTTGGATTGTTGACTCCCGGTGGTGATTATTTACGATGGGGTGAACACTATGATGAAAATGGAAATGAATTTGTTCTCGGAAATACAGGAGAACAAAAACAAATTAAAAGTTTGAGAAATTACCCGCAATGTTCAAGAACTGTTTTTTCTGATGATTTTTTACATGATCTTTATACGTCATTTCCTGGCATTGTTAGATCAGTTATACAAAATCTAACTTCCGGTGGTGTTATAGGGGTGCACTCAGATTCAGTTGATCAAGAAAGAAAGCGTGTACACATAAACATAACTAACGCTGAAGTTGTTTATTTTATAGGTGGTAACGCATTTAAAATGACACCTGGTGGAATTTATTGGTTTAATTCTTTCTTAATGCACGCTGTTGAAAATAAAACGAAATATGACAGAAAGAACTTGATAATCGATTGTTTTTATAATGGTTCAGTTTCCGACTTTGTAACTACTTCACGACAAACACTTACCACAAAACAAATGCTGGAGATTTGATGAATCATTTTCGTTATGTTATTGATAAAATACAATCAGCAAACTTCTCAAATCACCATTTCCAACATGTTTACATCGAAGAATTGTTGGAACAGAGTGATTTTGATGAAGTTATAAATTCCACAGAAATACAAGTTAAACAATTCGATAATACTGAAAACCTAATTTTAGAGCTAATAAACAATAAGAATTATTATTTGCGAAAATTCCCAGGTTCTGTGCAAAATGTAGAAAAGTATTTGGAGTGGATTAAAACTGGTCGTATAGATGAAACAGTTTTGCGTTATCAGAAATATCTTTCTGGTTATGGTTTAACTTTAACATTAAAACATGCAACAACTCCAATAGTGAAAGAACTGTTGGAGTTGTTTAACTCCACTGAATTTAATGACTGTTTGTTCGAGAAATTTAATATTTCTAGAGAAGTATCAGTTAGAATAGAATCTTACCTTCAGAAATATCTCTCTGGGTATGAATTGTCACCGCATCCAGATAGCAGAGTTAAACTTTTAACATACATGTTAAACTTAAACCCAATGTTAAAAGAAGATGATGACATCTACACAAAATACTTGGAATTAAATGATGATAAAAAATGGTTATACGATTTATGGGAAAATGACAAACAAATAGAACGAGAACCATTCGAATGGAGTTGGGCAAAAACCGTTTTCGAACAAAGAAAAAATAATTCTATTGTATTGTTTGTGCCAACTGATAAGACTTTGCACGCAGTTAAATTAAACTATGATCATCGTTTGTATCAACGAACTCAGTTATACGGTAATATATGGAATATGTCGTTGAATTTTTCAGATCTAAAAAGAGTAGACTTAAAAGAGTACGAAAATAAATAAAATCAGTTTACTTTTATTCACATCCTAAGTAAAATTGTCTACCGTTGACTTTTGAGGGGATGTGTGATGAGTGATGAACTGACCAAGGAACAACGCAGCAAGCGTTTCCATTCCGAACATTCCAAGATTAAGCGTCAAGTTAAGATCGCTAAACAACACTTGATGGATGTGACAAGCGAACACCGTTTCGCTAAGGTCCATGCGATGGACTGTGGAAATCCAGATTGTCACATGTGTGGAAATCCTCGGAAACTGCATAAGGACAAACTAACCATCCAGGAAAAGCGTTTTTATCAATATATTGAAGAGGGAGCAGACAATGGCGAGTGAAGCAGGTAAAGGATCATCCCCAAGACCATACAGCGTTTCTCATGAGGAATACTCAAAGCGTTGGGATGCAATATTCCAACGAGATTTGGTTTCTGAGGAAGACGCTAAGGCTGAAGACGAAGAATTTGACAGAATTGAACGTGAACGAAGTATGAAATGAAAATCAATATCGATGAAGTGAAAGAATTCATTAGCAAGCAATCAAAGCAAACCAAGATTTACTTTGGTGCTGATAGTGAACGAGTCAATGTGAATGACCGATGGATGGTAGATTACCTCTTGGTGATTGCTGTGCATATTGACGGTAAACATGGCGGCAAGGTATTCGGCGAAGTCCAGAGAGAAATGGACTACGACAAGAAACTGGATCGACCAAAAACTCGCTTAATGACGGAAGTCTACAAGCTCTCGGAACTGTACCTGCAGTTTGCCGAGTTCCTTGAGGATATGCACGTCGAAATTCACCTGGATCTGAATCCGATTCCGATTTACGGTAGCTCTTGCGCTGTATCTGAGGCAATCGGTTACATCAAGGGTGTCTGTGGTATTGATCCTGTAGTGAAACCAAATGCATGGGCAGCTACTACAGTTGCCGATTCAGCCAAGAGGATTTTAGGATGAGTGATATAGCCGTATACTCAACGTATTGCGGTTCCACAAATAATAAGACATTATTTGAGAGACATGCGGATCCTCGTTATCCGCATTTCTTTGTATCTAATAATGAAGAGATTCTTGAGTTAGTATCTTCACTTGGATGGAACCCGATACAGTTGCACGAGCCTGTTTATGATGATATTAGGATCTCATCAAAACAAGCAAAGATCGCAAAGATTATCCCGCATACATTACCATTCATTAAAGATTTCGAGTATACCCTATACATCGACGATAAGATTGGGTTTAATACTGATATAATTGAGGATAATATTGATGCTTTAATCGAGAACGATTCTCCGATGTCATTGAGGAAACACCAATACCTCAGCCCAAATGTATTCGTTGAAATTGGTGAATCAATGGTTCAACAAAGATATTATGAACAATTAGATCAAATGGCGAAATACGCAGTTGATCAAGTTAAGCGTGGATATTCCGTTGATCATAATGTTTTATATACAACCAGCGCGATTTTCCGTAACATGCGCCATAAGTTAGTCGATGATATCAACGACCTTTGGTATCAGCACATGCTGCGCTGCGGCATAGAGTGCCAGACCAGCTTCTTCTTCATCGCTCAACGCTACCCATCCATCCGACGGATCATCGGTTGATGTAGTTTACTTTTATTCACTCCGAGGCTAAAATTAGGTCTCTTTAGGAGTGAATGATGATGAATGAAATTTTCCCCTCTGACGCCGCTTTTTCGGATTTTTTGGACACTCTCGCTTTTTTGAGCGTGGAGGCTGAAGATTTTGAACTCGCCCTCGCCGCTCTCCGCCTTCAGGTAGAGCTGAAAAAGATCCTCGGTGAAAATTTGATTTAAAGTAAAGGATGACCCTTCACGGGGAAGGGTCTTTACTTTTATTCAACTTCGCGCTAAAATCACTTCACTGTGATGAAAAAGGAACTTATTGTGAAGAACGGTGTTTCAAAGGTCGGTGGTCGTTTCGTGGCTTTCGTTAACGGTGAGAAGATCATCTCCTCGAAAAATGAGGCTACTGCCCATCTTCTGTTTAACCGTGCTATGAAGAAGTCTACGACTTCGGTCTCGTTCGCTCCTGTGACCGTGGAACCTGCTAACAAGTTTCACATTAACAAGCGTTTCGAGTTTCTGAACAAGGCAGTCCGCATGGTCGCCGCTGGCGTTCAGTCTTCGGTTGTCATCTCCGGTTCCGGTGGTCTTGGTAAGTCCCACTCTGTTAAGTCTGCTCTGGTGCAGTCTGGGCTGCGTGACCTGTCGTCTGTCATCGCTTCTTCGGAAGAAGGTGCTGTTGTCAATCGCAACCGTGGCTTTGTGTTCGTTAAGGGTTTCTCGACCGCCAAGAACCTGTACCGCCAACTGTTCGAAAACAACGACTCGATCATCGTGTTCGATGACTGCGATTCTATCCTGAAGGATCCGGTTGCTCAGAACGTTCTGAAGGCAGCTCTTGACTCCTACGATACCCGCATTATCAGCTGGGGTGCTGAGTCTCGCGGTGACGATGATCTGCCTCGCAGCTTCATCTTTACTGGTCGTGTTATCTTCATCACCAACATGACGATGGATCGTGTTGACCAAGCCATCCGTTCGCGTTCTATCACGATCGACGTTTCGATGACTACTCAAGAAATGGTTGACCGTATGCGCGTTATCGCCGAGTCGGAAGATTTCCTGCCGAACATCGATTCTTCTTGCAAGATTGAAGCTCTGAACTTCATCGACCGCAACAAGGACAAGATGAAGGAAATTTCTCTCCGCACTCTTATCACTGTTTCCAAGATCGTGGCTACCAACCCTGATGGCTACGAAGAATTCGCTGAATACCTGACGGTGTGAACATGGTTGAAATTATCATTCTGGTTGTTGTTATGATCTGGGTTGTGGCAACGACAATAAGTATCATGTATGATGGAGGTTGCTCTGGTGCTTGTAACCAGGGTCGATCTTCTTGTGACATGAATTGCAAACGAAGAAAGTGAACTATGCGCGTATACATTGGACCTTATAAGAACTGGTTTGGACCATACCAGCTAGCCTCTGCGCTATGCTTTTGGGCTAAGCCAGTCAAAGACGAATACGGATTCAAGCGAGAGCCAGACTGGGTCCACAACTTCGGCATGTGGCTAGCTGGCGACAAAGAAGACGAAGACGGGAACAGCATTGGTAAGGACTCTTTGCTTTATCGTTTTCTCAAGTGGGTAGATTCCAAGAGAAAGCGTAAGATCAAGATCCGTATCGACAAGTACGATACTTGGGGTATGGATTCTACTCTTGCGCTTATCGTTCTGCCGATGCTCAAGCAGCTGAAGGAAACGAAGCACGGTTCTCAAAATGTTGACATGGAAGATGTGCCTGAATCCATGCGACTGATCTCTCACGAAACTTATGAAGACCAGAAGTGCTTTGACTTCTATCACGAAGACGCTGAACTCAACACGCAAAACATTCAGTGTGATATTCATGATCGTTGGGATTGGGTTATGGGTGAGATGATCTGGGCATTTGAACAACTTCAACCAGATTGTGACTGGAAAGAGCAATACACATCAGGTAAAATGGATGTCAAGTGGAAGAAGTGCGAAATCGGTATTGAAGGTAAATCTGGCTACGAGATGGTTCGAGGACCAAACGACACTTACAAGGTTGATTTTGAAGCGATGGACGCACATCAAGCAAGAATCAATAACGGATTGCGTTTATTCGGAAAATACTTCCAAGGTTTGTGGGATTGAATATGAGCTATAACATTGAAGAACTGGTCTCGATTGCAAAAGAGATCGGAATGACGGATGAGATCGACTTCGGTTATCTCACCGTCGATGAAAACACAGCATACAATGTTCTTGCATTGAGTGTAGTCGAAAACCATGAGAAAACTGCTCCGAGGGATCGAGAGAAAATTCTTCTGGCTACGGTCATACACTTGCTGGTCGAGAACATGGTACTTAACATGAAAGCACGATTGTGAAGACACTATATTTGGACCTTGACGGAGTTCTTACTGACTTCAGTGGAAGATACCAAGAGTTGTTCGGAAAATTCCCATCAGACGTACGAGAAGAAAAGGCACACTTCTGGAAAAACTGGAAAAGCTGGGTAGAACAGCGAGCATTCGAGAATCTGGACTTTCATGAGGGGGCAGAAGAACTGATTGCTCATGCGCGTGCTATGCGTGATGCTGGTTGGAAAGTCGAGATTCTTTCTTCTTCAGCTGGCGGTGAAACACATCACCTAGTCACTGAGCAGAAGAAGACTTGGTTGAAGAAGATGGGTATCGACTTCACGCCAAACATAGTTCCAGGAGGATCGAAGAAAGCGGAATACGCAAGGAATAACGCAATCCTCGTCGACGACACAGAACGAGTGCTAAATGCATTCGTCAAAGCTGGTGGTATAGGTATACTACATACTGATGCAAAGAACACTATATCAAAGTTGATCGATTTACAAAAGGAACTAATATGACTACAATCACCGGAAAGAACAACATCAGCGCCAAGATCATCGCGGACTCAATGTCGAAGTTCGGTACTCGGATGACGACGTTTGAACTTGAGTATCCGAGATTCATTCACAGCGAGCTAATGACGCATCGGATGCTGTCAAAGAACGCAGCAAGTTCTCGAGCAATTCCTGTTCAGCGGATGCATGACGTTATTGTTGAAAAGCCAGCCAGCCCTGTGTTCTGGGGTAAGAATCAATCTGGTATGCAAGCCAATGAAGAAATCCAGCACGTAATGGCAGCGCAGGATCGATGGAAAGCAGCAGCAAAGGAAGTTGTTAAGATTGCTCAAGATTTGGCTGAACTTGGATTGCACAAGCAAATCGTTAATCGAGTAACTGAGCCATTCCAGTTGATGAAGACAGTTATCTCTGGTACAGAGTGGCGGAATTTTCTATGGTTGCGAAACCATGAAGATGCGCAGCCAGAATTCAAGGAATTGGCTCAGTGCGTCGAGATGGCTCTATTTGACAGCAAACCAACCAAGTTAAATGCCGGAGAATGGCATCTTCCATACATCAACACTAAACGCATAGGCGGTGAGATCAAGTATTTCATCGGAGAAGATCAAGAAATTTCCCTTGAGCATGCGCGTATGGTCAGCGCCAGCTGCTGCGCGCAGGTTTCTTATCGGAAGAACGACGACAGCTTAGAGAAGGCTATCCAGATCTTTGACCGTCTGATCAACTCTCAGCCAATCCATGCTTCTCCGGTTGAGCATCAAGCCACTCCTATGCAGAAAATGAATGAAGATTCAAAATACAACTGGGAAGAGGGAATGACTCATGTTGATCGTAACGGAGTTCGTTGGTCTGGCAACCTTCGCGAGTGGATCCAGTTCCGCAAGCTAATTCCCAATGAGGCAAAGTGGTGAGGGATTATCTTATTCGAGAGGTTTACAAGCTGGTCGAGGAGACCAAAGAACCTCTCTTTGAGGACCTACGAACCTGGTCTAACGCAGATCTTCTTGAGTACTACGGTAGCCTTAGAGTCCAGGAGTACCTACAGTTGATCGAGAACGACGAGTGACTTTACTTTTATTCAAAAACGAGCTAAAATAATGTTTCAGTCAGTAGGAGAACCAATCGTGAATGTTGTTTATGATGATAAGTATCTTGAGGGGTTGCGCGAACGCAACGAACAACGCCTGAAAGAAGCCAAAGAAAAGCTGGGAGCAAAGTGGCTTTTACATCCAGACAACAAGAAGAATCGTCTGCGAACAAAGAAGCCAACTCTTAAGTGAAATCATGAATGTTTTTGAAATTGTGGAGCTACTCCGCTCCACTGCTTCGACAAATGAAAAGCAACGAATCCTCGAGCAAAACAAGGCGAACACTCTTCTCAGCAAGGTGTTCAAAATGACCGAGGAACCTTCCTATAACTATTACTTGAAAGTCGATTATGGATCTTATCAAGAAGTTGAAAGTGGAACTAGAGATCTCACAGAAGATCTTCTGGATGAAGTCTTGGCTAACCTCAATGGTCGCCGGATCACAGGCAATACCGCAAGGGACTATATTGATAACGTACTTCGCTCACTGAAGACTGCGGATCGCAAGATCCTAGCAGGAGTTATCAACCGAGATCTTGACTGCAAGGTAGCGGTCGGTCTTATCAATCGAGTCTGGAAGAGTCTTATCTCCGAGATGCCTTGTATGTTGGCATCTAAGATGGATGAGAAGATTTCTAAGTCGATTGTCGACCGTGAAGACGGCTATTTCATCCAGACTAAGATGGATGGCGGAAGAGCCATGGCTGTTGTTAAGGACGGCGCAGTTACCTTCTTGTCTCGAAACGGCAAAGAATTGGAACTGCATGGGTTCTTCAACATGGCGCTGCAGAATTGCGAAGGGTATGTTGTTGACGGCGAGTTGATCGTTCGTGGCGAAAACGGTATCGAGGATCGACAAACTGGCAATGGGTATTTCACCAAAGCAGTTCGTGGAACTATCAAACCTGACGAAGCTCGTAAGTTCCATTACGTTGTGTGGGATCTGATTCCTATTGAAGATTTCTTTGCTGGATATTGTGCCGAACGATACCAGGATCGTTATGTTGATCTAATGATTCGAAAGTTCGAATGGAACCCGAATATCGTTTCTGTCGTTGAGACCAAGGTAATCTCAAACCTACACGAAGCGAACAAGTATTACCAAAAGATGCTTGAACGTGGCGAGGAAGGAGCTATCCTGAAGTTCATCGATGCACCTTGGGAAAACAAGCGTTCCAAGTACATGATTAAGCTAAAGGAAGAAAAGGACATTGATGCCGAAGTGATCGATGTGTTCCGTCACTCGAAGAAGAAGGATTGGATCGGTAGCTTGCTTTGCCGCACTCGTGACGGTAAAGTCGAGTTTGAGGTAGGTTCTGGATTCACCGATGAAGACCGTCAGAAGGATCCTAAAATTTACTTTGGCAAAATCGTTGAGTGCAAGTATAATATGTTGATTGATGCACGTGGTCGGGACACCAAGTCACTGTTCCTTCCGGTGTTTGTGAAAATTCGTGATGACAAAACTGTGGCTAACTCTTTGGAGGAATTGAAATGAATAGCGTTGAATTTGCAACCAAGATGGGTCAAGGCATCTATAGCCTTGAGTTTGAAAAGATGGACGGAAGCATGCGTAAGATGCGCGCAACTCGAATGTCTGCGTATATTCCGGGCGATAAAGCTCCGAAGTCAGAACGGACGATTGACGAGGCAACTACCACAGTTCCGGTATTTGATCTCGATCTGAAAGAGTGGCGTTCTATCCGCACTGACTACATCAAGCTGATGGAGTTCTCTCAATGAATAATGCACAGTTGAATAACCCAGAGCTGAAGAAAGCTATTAAGGATTTCTGTTCTGAGATGAGTTCAAGTATGGCTCGTGCTGAGGCAGAACGGGAATACCAACGAGAAGCAGTCAAGATCTTCCATGAAGAGCACGAAGTTGACAAGAAGCTGCTTCGCAAGATGGCTAAGGCATATCATAAACAAAACTTCCAAACAACTGTTGCTGAACAGGAAGAATTTGAAATCACATACAGCAAAGTCTTTGAAGTAGACAAAACCCTATAAGGAAAAATATGAGTAACCCAATTGGTGATGTTATTAAATTTATGCGAGCAGCTGGTCAAGATGTCTTGAACGGAAGCGAAACGCAAGCAGCACTTTACATGACTTTGATTCAAGAAGAAATTCAAGAGTTCTTCGATGCAGTCAAAGAAGGAAACGATACTGAGATTCTTGACGCAATTTTTGACACTATCTGGGTCATGCAAGCGTATGGAATTTCCCGTGGTTGGAACATGTATTCAGCGTGGGACGAGGGAGCAAAGAGCAACCTGTCTAAGATCGACGCAGCGACTGGTATGTGTATCCGCCGTGATGACGGTAAGATCCTCAAACCTGAAGGGTGGCAACCGCCGAACTTCCGACAGTTCGTAGAGTGAGAGAGGGAGCTTCGGCTCCCTTTACTTTTATCAGTAGTGCGGGTAAACTTGAGGCTTGTTCAACGGAGTGATGTTTATGACCGCTTTTTTTTCTACCGTTTTTCCCCTTACCGAAATTTCGGGGGTTATTATGGATTCTAGAAATTTGGGTTTGAATATTATTATTGAAGAATCGGATTTAGATTCCGGTTATATTACTTTTTCCGGGGAAAAATATAAAATTGATTTGTTTAAGGCTTATTTAAACGGGGAAACTTTTATTTAATTAAGGGGGGTTTCCCCCTTTATTTTCGGAGAATATATTATGTGTTTTAACCCGCCGGAATCCCGCGATCTTATTAAAGATACTTTGTTTTGTATGGGTATTCCGTACGAATACGAAAAGATTAAACAGCCAACTCGGCACATATATTTCTTTGAACTGGATCGGGATAATACTGTTGAAATATACAGCCCGAGTTATATGAAGCTAAATCGTAAAACATATAAATCAGTTCCTGATCTTCAACGTGCGATCATCCAGACCTACGCCGATCTGCTTTGAACTTTACTTTTATTCAACTTCGCGCTAAAATCACTTCACTGTGATGAAAAGAGGTACGCAAATGTTTCGATTCCCGATGAGCAAGAAGTTCCGCATCGTTAGCGGCTCCGTGTCTTTTTACGCAACTGCCAAGCAGATCCGCTATGGTATTGGTGACTTCGCTAAGTTCAATGCAGCAACCCAGAAGGCACTGGATGCACTGGAATTCACCAAGAGTGGTTCAGGCGCCGCTGATCAAGCAGCTGTTGGCATCGCTGGCGTCTGGGAAGGTCTTGACGTTCAACTGAATATCGCTTAAGGAAAATTATGGCTACTACTGATAAACGCAAAGCTGTTGTCGATCGTCTGCTCAAGAAGAACACTTCTGAGCCGACCATCAATGCACTCAACTACAATGCCAGCTTTGCCGCTGCGTTGAACTTCTACAACCTGGACTATTCCAACAAGGATAAGAAGCGTTGGTTCCAAGAACACTTTAAGCGTACTCTGAAGTTCCCGATCTCCGAGATTCATGAGCGTGAGTTCCGTAGCGTCGGAACAATGTGCCGTATTCTTGACAACGGCAACGAGCTCAGCGATGAACACATGACGTTCATCAAGAACGAAGTTGAGCGTTTGCGTGCTCTGTCGAAGAAGCAACCCGTCGCTGTTGTCGAAGATGCCGAGCAAGTCAAGCAAGCCAAGGTAGTTTCCATCCAAGAACGGATGGATAACAAGATCTCTGACTTCATGGCTGAGTTCAATGCTATGGTTGATGAGTTTACCATCAGTCGCACGGTCGGTAACGTGGAGAAGCTGATCAATCAGTTTGCGATCAATGGCGCTATGTCGAAGAAGATCGTACCGATGGTCCAGCGTCAGATCAACGAACTGGAAGAAGCTCTCCTTGGTAAAGATAAGCAGCTGGTCGAGGGCTATAGCAATTTCAAGAAAGCTGATCTTAAGAAGCTGCTTGAGCTGTATACGACTCTAGTTGCTAAGATGGATCAAGCCAAGAAGGTCGTCGTCCGTGCTCCTCGTGCTAAGAAAGAAAAGCCTGCATCTCAAATCGTTGCTCGGTTGAACTTCTGCAAAGAAAATACCGAACTTGGCTTGCGTTCCGTCACTCCGACTATGATCGTCGGTGCTACTGAGATCTGGGCATTCAATGCAAAGACAAAGAAGCTGCAAGTGTATAAGGCAGTTAACGGCATGACTCTGACGGTCAAGGGTTCATCTCTGTTAAATTTCAACGTCGAAGATTCCGTGCAGAAAACTGTTCGTGATCCCAAGCAAGTTGCTAATCTCAATGAGAAGGGTAAGCGAGCCTACTCTACTTTCTTGAAAACAATCAAGACCAAAGAAGCTCCTGTCAATGGTCGAATCAATGCAGAAACGTTGATCCTCGCTGCATTCAAATAAGGAAATAAAATGATTTTGTTGGACTGGTCTCAGATCGTCATTTCGTCATCTCTTGCTGTTGGCGGTTCAGACCTGGATAAAGGCAAGGATCCGAAGAAAGCCATGGACATCATCCGCCATGCGACTCTGACCTCTTTGCAGAAATATCGCACTGACTACTCAAAGAAGTATGGCGAACTGGTTATCTGCGCTGATGGCTGGGATAACTGGCGTCGCAAGTATTTCCCGAACTACAAGGCAGTTCGTAAGGTCAAGCGTGAAGATTCCAAGACTGATTGGAAGATGATCTTCACCTTCGCATCCGATCTTCTTAATGAGCTACGCGAGACCTTCCCGTATCGAGTCGTTCACGTTGGCGAGGCTGAAGGTGATGATGTTATCGCTGTCTTGACGAAATACGTCACTGAGAACAAACCCCAGATGGTTGGGTTGGTCGAAGAACCGGAAGATATTCTCATCGTTTCCAACGATAACGACTACAAGCAGCTACACAAATACAAGAACGTTCGTCAGTGGAATCCTCTGATGAAGAAATACGTCACTAAGGCAGAGCCAGACTTCCTGCTCGAGAAAGTCATCAAGGGTGATCCTGGCGATGGGGTTCCCAATGTTCTGTCCGGTGATAATGCGTTCGTCGATGCGATCCGTCAGAAGCCTGTGACTTCTAAGGTCATGGAAAAGTTCAAGACAGGAACTGGTTTGACGGACACTGATAAGCGCAACTTTCAACGCAATCAAACTCTGATTGACTTTGACTTCATCCCCGAAGATGTGACTAAATCTATTATCGATGCATATGAGATGCACACTCCAAAGAGGGATCTCAACGCAATTATGAACTATCTGATCAAGAACCGCTGCAGGTTGTTGCTCGATAATATCCAAGGATTTTAATATGGCTACTATTCAAGAGATTTTAGTTAACGCTAACAAGAACATCGAAACCATCAAAGCGCATGTTGGTAATAACTACCTGCGTGCCCTGATGGAAGCAGCTTACATCAAAGAAAAGAAGCTCCTGTTGCCAGAGGGGGATCCTCCCTTCAAGAAAACTGGTGTTCATCCTGACCAAGTTGGCGGAACAATGTGGCAGATTGCAAAGAAGATCGATATCTTCCGAAGAGCTGACGCTGTTTCTTTGAAGCGAGAAAATGCGTTCATCCAAGCACTTGAGAGTGTGTCTGATATGGATGCTAAGATTCTTCTTGCTGTGAAGGATCAAACCCTTGATAAGTTGTTCCCTGGTTTGACAGTGGAGGAACTCAAACGAGTGGGGTATTTTCGTTGAAAGAGACACACAAACGTATGTACATGGAAATGGCGGAAACAGCCGCAAGAATTTCCTACGCAAAACGATTGAAAGTTGGTGCGATCGCTACAAAGCACGGAAGAATCCTGTCGATCGGTATCAATGGCAC